CTGAGAAAGTAGTGATCGGGAACGCGGAACTGTGGCACGGCGACTGCCGCGAGGTGCTGCCGCTGCTGCCCGATGCGTGCGCCGATATGGTGTTTACTTCGCCGCCCTACAACTTAGGCAACACCACGGGCGGCGGCTTCCCTGGCAAGAAGCTCGGCCACTACGACGCGGCGGCCGGCATGAAAGCGCGCGGAGGGCTTGGCAAGTGGGGCGGCGGCAAGCTGGCTGACGGCTACGAGGATTACGACGACGCCATGCCGATGGACGACTACATCGCGTGGCAGAAAGACACGCTGCGCCAGTGCTGGCGTGTGCTGACCGAGAACGGCGCGATCTACTACAACCACCAGCCGCGCGTGCTGGATGGCGTGGCGCTGCTGCCGCTGGCCTACAACCCGGATTTGCCGCTGCGCCAGATTGTGATTTGGGCGCGGGCCGGTGGCGTGAACTTCTCGCCCGTGGCCTACCTGCCCACGCATGAGTGGGTGATGATCTTGGCCCGGCCTGGCTTCCGGCTGCGGGACAAGAGCGCGAGCGGTGCGGGCGATGTTTGGTACGTGCCGCAGGAAGCCAACACCGAGCACCCTGCGCCGTTCCCGCTGGCGCTGCCGATGCGCGCCATTGAATCGACTGCGTGCGCCACCGTTCTGGACCCTTTCATGGGCAGCGCGACGACTGGCGCGGCGTGCGTGGCACTCGGGCGCCGGTTCATCGGCATCGAGCGCAGCGCACGGTTTTTCGACATGGCGTGCAAGCGGATCGAGCGCGCCATGTCGCAAGGCACGCTGTTCCAACCTGCGCGTGAGCCTGTGCAGGAAGGGCTGTTGTGAAACCTAACGTTGGAGCTAAGGCGCCGACGTAGGGCCGCAGGCCCGTAGGAGGTCGCCCTTGAGCGACCAGTTAGGCCCGCTGTGGCCGGAGCGAAAGGAAAGATGATGGGCGTTTACTACCACCTGTTGAACGACACCAAGCGCGAGAGCGTTCACTTGGCTTACCACATCAAACGCGGCCCGCTGACGCACAACGCGGCAGTGCATTTTGCGCTGTGCAACTACATGATGGCGAACCTTGGCGACACGCTGCGCCTTTGCGGTGACACGACCGACGAGGGCGAAGACTATGCAGAGGTTGACCTTCTCGCCTACAAGTTCGACGAGCCTGAAGTGATCGTGAAGATTGTTGAACTCTTGAACGCAGTCTACGGGCGCGAGAAGTACGCGGTAGTGGACGGCGTGGGTGTTGAGCGGGCCTAACGTGTTTTGAACAACATCGGGAGATTTTGGCGATGCGACTTGCCCAAACCCCAGCCATCGACTACCTCCGCGAGCAAGGCACCGCCTCTGCTACCGTTATCCGCGCGCACTGCGGCCTGACGCATGAGGAGGTTTACGCCGAGCTTGTGCAGGCCGAGGCGCGTGGTCTGGTGCGGGTCGAGGTCGCACACTCCCGTGGCGCTAGGCCGCGGATCTATTGGGCATGGATGGAGGACGACGATGACAGCCGAACGTGACCTAGACGACACCACATCACCGGCCGATGGGCTGGGCCCGCTTTCCGAAGCGCTGTCGGCGTGGACGGTGGACTATGCCGCGGCGTGCTGGCAGCACAATCACGCCGCCATGAAGCCGGCATTTGTTCATCTGTTGAACATGGTGCAGGGTCGAATTGACGCCGCTGTGGCCGCAGAGCGGGTCCGCATGGGCCGGCTGTACGAGGTTGTCTCGCGCATGGTCGAGCAGGATCATGTCGTCAACCTCACGCGGCTGCACGACTACTGCGCCGACGAGCCGGGCCTGTCGGCTGAAGCTGTGGACGGAGGGCCAGCGGACGCCTACGAAGCGAGCATTGCCGCCGCAGAGCGTGAGCGGTGCGCGAAGCTGTGCGATGATGAGGCTGAACGCTGGCGCGCAAAGGGACAGCAAGACATAGCCGATTTCCGGTTGTGCGCGTCTCGCATACGGGTGGAGACATGACTGACGACCCCGACCCCCGCGTGTGCTGCACCGAGTGCCGCCACTACACCGGCAGCCAGTGCAGGCAGTGGCGAGCGGCTGGGCTGATGACGCCGCACATCGGCGGGGATCTTGCCAGGCTGCGGCAGTGGTGCCCGGCGTTTGTGGCAAAACCTGAGCCGAGGCCATGATCCTGCTGCCAGACCTCCGCACAGCCCCGGGGATGAACGTCCGCGAGCATTACATGGTGCGCGCCAAGCGGGTCAAGGCGGAGAAGGAACGCGCAGCCTGGGAGCTTGCCCGCTGGGCCGCAAAGCCTCCGATCCCGTGCGTGGTCGTGCTGACCCGCTTTGCCCCGTCTAACGGCTTGGATGACGACAACCTCGCCGGCTCGCTCAAGGGTGTCCGCGATGCCGTCGCTGACTGGCTAGGAGTGAACGACCGCGACCGCAGCAGGGTGCGCTACCTGTACGAGCAGCAGCGCGCGGGATGGGGGGTTGGCATCGAGTTCAAGGGGTGGCCTGCTTGACACCATGCGCAGAGCCTCGATACACTGTACGGGTCAGGTGTGGCAGCCTGGCGAAGCGTAGGCACAAACCCCGAGAGTCTTTAGCTGGGGCGTGTGTGGTGACAACCTCGACCTACGCCGAGCGAGTTGCTGCCCACGCCAAGGGCCACGCCCCAGCTAAGCATTCCGGGGTTTTGCTTTTGGCGGTCGCTGAATTGGACGACGTTGCCAGCGACAACAGCCGCAAACGGGACAAGCGGCCTGATGGGTTTAGCGTGATGCGGTCGCCTGTTAGGAGCCCCTCGCAGTGGGGCGCAAGGATCGCAAGCGGGATGGCTGTCGTTCAAGCCCGCCGATGCAACCGATGCCGCGGCTCCGGGAAGCAAGACGCAAAGCAACTCGCGCAGGGTTAGCTTTGCTTCGCCCCTCAACCGCTCACCAGCAAGCACGAGGAGAAGACATGACCACTGCGCTACTCTGGACCCTCGCCATCATCGGCGCATGGAACGGCGCCAACATGGCCGCGCGGCTGATCTTCCGGGAGCCGATTTGGTGGCGCTACCTGTGGGCCGTGATCCTTGGCGCATGGGCTGCGCTGGCGCTGTGGCTGCGATGACGGCCGACCCCTTGGAAGCCCAGCCAGGCCAAGCCTAGCCCTGGCCCGGACAAGTGTGGACTTGTTGACCCCGCAGAGCGTGGCCGCTGTCCTGAGTGGAACGCCACGCTCGATCAGGTGCAGGGCTGCTAGGGTGGCGGGGGTCATGCTGTCGCGGTCCTTGCAGCGTTTACAAGCCACTCAGCCAAAGCCGGACAAGTTGCCGCTCTTTGGTGCCTACTCATGCGTTGCTGCCGGCGCCTGTCGCCCTCGCCGCTTCGGCTGTCGTGCTCGCTATACGGCAGTTCGAGCGCGGAAACATCCACGCAGCTAAAACACAGCCAAGTTGCCTTGCGCATCGGGTAGCCCCACCACGCTTGCCAGACCAGCATCGTGTACAAATCGCCGAGACGTTGGCCGGGCATTGGCAAACCAGCGGCCTGAAATAGCCGGGAGTGTGCCGGATGCTCGAGGACGCCGCCCTCCCGCTTCAGCCAATCGGCGCAAAGCAACCCTAGCTCTTTCTCGCCGGGAGCCGGCTTTGCCTGATGCGCGGTGTAAGCGCTCCAAGCCCGGCACGGAGGGTGAGCAACCACTGGCATGCGGCCAGCAAAGCTGCGCACGTCTCGGGCTATGTCGTAGCAATCGACCGCAAGCATCGCTTTGTAGACGCTATTTGGAGCGACGCAAAGCGCCGCCACTGTGCGCGGATTAGCCACGCTCGATCAGGTGCAGGGCTGCTAGGGTGGCTGGGGTCATTGCACTTCGACCGCGACAAGCTCAGTCGCGCGCCCCATTGCTTCTTCGGCTTGCTCTTGGGAGGCGTAGCCAGCTTCGAAGCAGCAGGCAAGGATCGCGGCCTCGGCCGATTCGGCTTCGTACACGCCGAAAGAGTGGCCCGATTGGCTGTTGCTGACTTCGTACTTGCTCATGGTGTCTCTCCGGTTCAGGCCCCGCGACATGCAGAACCCATGAGCAGTAATGTACGCAAAGAGTGGCAGTGTTGTCTAGGTGCTTTCCCTATAAAAAAGATTGCACAAAGCGCTATGAATGGCGTACATTCTCCACATCGACAACGCACCGGAGCAGAGAACATGACCAAGACCGAAGCCCTCAACGCCGCCCGCATGGCCTTGATCCCCAGCGCTCGCCGCAGCCTCGCGCAACGTCACACCAGCAAGCTCGGCGACTGTGTGGCCTGGACCTGGACGATGCTTGGCAAGCCCTACGCCGTGGCCTACATCGGCGCATCTGCAAAGCCGGTGCTGTTCGCCAGCTTCAAGACCGAGGCCAGCCGCCGCGACTACGTGGCCCGCGCCTTCGCCGCTGCCGCAAGCCGCGCTAACCGCAAGGCTGCCGCCGACGCTGAGAAGGCTCAAAACCGCGCCCAGCCCATCGGCCTGGCTGTCGGCGACGTGCTCCGCTCCTCGTGGGGCTACGATCAAACCAACATCGACTACTATCAAGTCACCAAGCTTGTCGGCACGCAATCGGTCGAGGTCCGCAAGATCGCCGGCCAGATCGAGCCCGGCCAGCAGTGGGCCACCGGCAAGAGTGTCCCGGCTCCCGATGCGTTCATCGGCCCGGCCAAGGTCTACCGCGTGTGTCTGTACGGCAAGCGCGACTCCATCAAGATCGCCAGCTATGCCAAAGCCTCGCGCATGGATTACGCCGAAGTGCAAGGCATCCGCGTTTACGGCGCCAGCGAGTGGACCGCCTACGCTTGAGCGTCAACCGGTTACACTCCGTCACCAGTAGCACGACACATCACCCAAGGAACATCATGAGCAACCGCACAGGCAAGAACGACGCCCAGCACGTACAAGCAGCCGCCTACCGCAAGGGGCTTTATTGCGTCAGCGACCTGATCCCGATGTTGCCGCCCATCGTCTTTCAGGACGTGTCCGGCCGGAAGGATCAAGACGGAATGCGACTCAGCCCCGTTGCGGCCTACACTTGGGCCGAGGCTCGCGAACAAATCGACGCCTATGATCAGAAAGCAGACCACCCCAAGTCGGCAACGCCTCGCAGGCACGCAAGCAGCGACGCTCGGTTTTTTGCCGCGATCAATGCGTCGATGCAGTGATCTAGCACAAGCCCGCGCCAGCCAACGCCGGAGGTAGAAGCGGAAATCCTACAAAGGATGTCCAAAGGCGAGCCGCTGGCCCAAATCTGTCGCGACGCGCATTTGCCAGACATGAGCACCTGGCGCGAGTGGTGCCGCGCTGACGAAAGCCTAGACATCGCGCACGCGCAGGCGCGCGACAATGGCTTTGACGCCATCGCTGCCGACACGCTGGAGATTGCCGACGACGACCGCCGCGACTGGGAGCCGATCAAGGACGCCGATGGCGTTGTGGTCGGCGTGAAGGTGGACGGCGAGCATGTCACTCGGTCGAAGCTGCGGATTGAGACGCGGCTGAAGCTACTGGCGAAGTGGGACCCGAAGCGCTACGGCGACAAGCTAGCGGTCGGTGGCGCCGAAGACTTGCCGCCGATTGGACACGCGCACAGCTTGAGCGATGAAGCCTTGATGGCGATTGCAGCCGGCAAGAAGCCGTGACCCCGCAGCAAGCGGCATCGGTGCTGCTAGAGCGCAGGGCTTGCCGGCAGTCGCTGGTGTCGTTTGCTTCGCGCGTGCCTGTCCCTGGCTCGCCGTATGAGGACGCAGACGAGACGGCCAGAATCCCGCTGATCGAGACGCAGCAGGCCGAGCATCACAAGCTGATCTTGGCGGCGATGCAGCGGTGCATGTCCGAGCGACACGGCCGTTTGATGGTGATGGCCCCGCCTGGCTCCGCGAAGTCCACCTATGCAAGCGTGGTCGCGCCGGCTTGGTATCTCGGCACTGGGCAAGGGCGGCGGGTCATTTTGGCGAGCTACGGCGACGACCTCGCAAAGCGGCACGGACGACGGACGCGCCAGCTACTGCGGTCGGCAGAGACAATCGGCGTGCTTCAGACCGAGATCCTGCCGGAGTCACGCGCGGCTGATGACTTCAGGCTTGCGAACGGGTCCGAGTACCTAGCCTGTGGAGTGCTTGGCGCTGTCACTGGCAACCGGGCGCACGGGCTCATCATCGACGACCCGATCCGTGGCCGCGAGGACGCCGACTCGCAGACGATCCGGTCGAAGACGTTCGCAGCGTATGAGGATGACCTCAAGACTCGCTTGATCCCTGGCGGCTGGATCGTCATCATCAGCACGCGCTGGCACGAGGACGACCTCTGCGGGCGCATCCTGCCGAGCGACTGGTCCGGTGAGTCAGGCCAGATCCGGTGCCGAGACGGACACACATGGGAGGTGCTCTGCATTCAGGCTGAGTGCCAGACGCACAGCGACCCGCTAGGCCGCAGGATGGGCCAGATGCTGTGGCCGGAGTGGTTCGATGCTCGCCACTGGGACCAGTTCAGGCTCAATCGTCGCACTTGGTCGAGCCTGTATCAGCAGCGCCCCGCACCAGACGAGGGCGTGCTATTCCGCCGCGACGACATGGCGACCTATGAGAAAGCGCCGGGCGGGCTCATGGTCATTGGGGCCAGCGACTACGCCGTGACGCCGGATGGCGGAGACTGGACCGAGCACGGCGTCGCAGGGATCGCACCGGATGGCGGCGTCTACCTGCTCGATTGGTGGCGCGGACAGACCGGACCCGAGGAGTGGATTGAGAAGAAACTAGACATGATCGCCACACACAACCCGCTGGCTTGGTACGGCGAGACTGGGCCAATCACCAAGGCCGTCGAGGGCACGCTTCGGCGCCGGATGGGCGAGCGTCAGATATTCGCGCGGATGGAGTGGCTCCCGCACATCGGCGACAAGGCGGCCAAAGCGCAGGCAATCATCGCTCGCGCTGGTGCCGGCCGTCTATTCTGGCCGCGTGCAGTTTGGGTGCCCGAGCTGCAGCGGCAGTGTCTTGTGTTTCCGGCTGGGTCGCCCGACGACGGCGTTGATACGCTGGGCATGCTGGGTCGAGGCGCCGACAAGATCGGGGCGGGCATGTCGCGCAAGTCAACTGGCGCGGTCCTGCTGCCAGGCTCAAGCCTTGGCGCCTTCTCTCGCGGTTGACTATCGCCTAGCGCCGCGTGATAGACTGCCTGCATTGCCCACGGCGGGCTAGTAGGTGCTCTCATGCCCATCCTCGCGGCCAATAGCTCTCTGGTGCTGACCCTCACCCCAGGGCAGCGGCTGTCATTTCTGGTGGGCTCCGGCACGCTTCAGGTCGTCCCGCCTGAGCCTGCAAACATTGGCCCGGTGTTCCTGCCGATCCAGGTGGGGCAGAGCGTGGGGCCCTGGGATGTCACTGTCCAATACCTCATGCGCACGACGCAAGAGACGGACTACAGCATTTTTGACCCGGCGCAGGTGCCTGCGCTGTGGTCGAGTGCAGCCGGGACGGCTCTCGTGCGACCGAATGGCAGCGTTGCCCCGGTGTCTTCGCAGACGGTGACATGGGCAACGCGGCCGACAAGCCCGTCGCTGTTCGATCAGATCTTTGCCACCGACATCGGCCCGAATGGGGCCTACTTCCAGTGGAACGGCACGCGCTGGAAGGTGCTGTATCCGACCGTGATTGCTGAGACAAGCACGCTTGTTGCTGGCGTGGCTCAAACGGCTGATCAGTATTTCACTGCCGCGCGCCTTGGACCGTTCCCGCTTGGCCTTTTCGGTGTTGGCGACGTTCTCCAGTATCACATCGGCCTTGGCAAGGCTGGCACGACCGACACGTTCACGGCTTTGTCCATCCGAGTCGGGCAGAACGGAGCGATTGGTGACTCGGCGGTGCTGCAAGCCACGATTTCTTCGTTCATGACCGCGGCAGCGCGCAGCGGCGGCATTGAGAAGTGGATGCGCATTGAGTCGGCCACGACGATCCGCGGATTGGGCGTCAACAACGCGAACAGTTCGTGGAACAACGTCAACATTTCGGGCACTGCGGCCGATGCGACGCAGACCATTCCGAACATCACGACCGTCCCGCTGTTTGTCGGCCTGAGCACCACGATGAGCGGCGCGACTGACGCCCCGCAGATCGCCTATCAGCGCCTGACGCTGTACCCCTGATGTCCGCAGTTCGACCGCCTGCGCCTGTTGCTCCTGCACTGACGCTGGGTGGACAACGGCGGCAGCGGGTACGCGACGGCGCCTACCGTGTCATTCACTGGTGGCGGCGGGTCCGGTGCTACGGCTGTGGCCCGCATCCGTGGCGGCGCGGTGCAGTGCGTCGCAGTGCTGACGCATGGCAACGGGTACACAAGCGCGCCGACTGTCGTTTTCACGGGTGGCGGCGGGTCCAGCGCTTCGGCTACCGCGATTCGCCTCGATCCGCTGGCGTTCGCTCAAGCTGCCAGCGCTACGGATCTTGTCTGGTACTACCCGGGCGGCTCCTACACAATGGGCAATGCGTTTCTTGCGGCTGGCATCAGCGTGCAGGAGAGCATCAACGGTTTGGTCGACCGCATCGCCTCGCCCTCGGCGGCTGCTGTGTCGTGGGACGGCCAACCTGTGCCCGTGGCCTGGCTGATGCCGAGTGAGCGGGCATTCGGGGCCAGCTACCGCAGCGGCTACCTTGCGCTGAAGCGCACCGAAGCGGCAGGGTTGACCACGGCCACGGCTGCGCACTATGACGACCCGGCGCCTGACCTGTCGGCACTGCGGGCGCGAGACACAAGCCGCACGGGTGGCCCGTTCGATGCCGAGACGCTGGCCGGCTTCAATCCTTCGTATGTGTCGGTGATGCAAGGCGCAGGCATCACCCAGGACGTGTGGAACTGGGGCACAAAGGCATACGCCACAGCCACGGGCAACTGGGCCACGAACTACGCGACGGCCTCGAACTGGTCGAACTTCGTCGCCCATCTAAGGCGCGGCATCGTGGCGTTTCACCAGGCATTGCGCGCGTCCTACCCGTCCGTCGTCCGCTACGTGAGCGGGAACACCTACGACCCAATGCCGCGGATCGACTACAGCGGCTACTTGGTGCGCGCGTTCGATCTTGCCATGTTCGAGAACGACGCGGACGAGTGGAGCACGCGCGTCGTCGAGGGCACGCCGTCGGACTACGCGCAGCGCTTCAAGCGGCTGTGGGTCAACATCAAAACGGTTACGGGCTGTGGCGTCGATTGCATGCCGCATCTTCAGCCGATGCGCAACGATGAGACCTACACGAGCACGCGCGCGCAGCGGATCGCCGTCCTGCTTCAGCAATACGCGCTGGCCTACGCTCTCGGTGGTCGCCCTCTCTACCCGTGCGACACGTACCTAGAGCCGTGGACTGCTGGGCAGAATGAACGGTGGTTTGCCGAGGCTGGCGACGGGTTCATTCCGCTGAACAACATGGTCAAGGACTACCCGTTCTTGTTTGAAGGGACGGCCGACAGCGGTGCTTTGCTCCTCGCTTGCGATGTCGAGACGAACGACAACCGCGCGGTTAATGCGGGCGGAATCCTCGGCTGGGCGGATATGTGCCTGCGAAACGCCGTGCCGGCGATACTGTACCCGCTGAATGGTGGCTACGCA